AGGGCGTTGGGCGTGTATGAGGCGTGATGCAGGACGTAGGCCGAGAGGATGGTGGTGATGCCGATCTGCCGGGATTTGGCCCAGATGACCATGCGGCTGTCGGCCATGGTCGTGATGGCGTTGTCGAGATGGGGCCAGATGTCCAGGGGCACCATACCCGTGCCAGGCTCGATGATCTGGATGTATGGCAAAAATTTCTGGAAGCTGCGCCTTGCCATCTCGAATCTGGCCAGGGTGCCCGCCTGTTGGATTTCCTGTGTTGTGGGAGTGGTCATTTTGTGCCTATCTTGAGCCTAGTGAAAATAATTTGGGGTTTCTGGCGCTGAGGGCCCAACCACACGGAGGAATCCCCCCCGGCCTATGGTACCGCCTGGATGGGGGTCTGTCGGTGAAACGGCCACAGCGGCCAGGCTCACAGGCTCACAGGCTCGGCCACAGGCTCGGAAATGTGGCCAGGCGGTAGCGCTGCCTGTGCCTGGCCAGGCTCGGCCATGGCTGGCTGGCTGTCACTGTGCCTGGCGAGTGCTTCAAGTTGATCCATCGTGAGCCTGGCATAGTGCTCCACGCCTACGCTGCCACTGTGCTCCACACGGTCCACGAGTAGCCCGCAGGCTCGGCCAATAAGCTCCAGCGCTCGTATGCTGGCGCTATGCTGGCCAGCCTGGCTTGCTGCCTGGCTACGCTGCCAAAGCACGCCTACAAACTTGGCACGGTTCCAGCTTGTGGCGCTGGCTGTGTCTGCCTTGAGACTGTCGATCTTGGTGGCGATATGGGGCAGACGGAGTAGCTTATTGGCGCTTGAGCTTATGGTAGTTGGCTTACCATCTCGGTATGCCTGGCGATAGGCGTCGATGGCTGTGTGGCCACTGGCTATGAACCCGCAAAATGCCTCTTGTTTGGCTGTCAACATGGCTTGACGCTACCACAGCCAGCCAGGCTTGCATACGCTAAAACCTATGCCACCTATTCGACATTATCGCCAGGTAATGCGACGTAATCCGTAATCCACGCCTGACAGTGGTCCACCAATTGGCAGACTGTGCCAAAACTCATAGACTGGCCACGCCTGAGGGAAACTTGACTCGGATGATAATCCCCTTAAAATGGTGCCCACAGGCACCAACAAAAACAATCTTCGGAGGGACACAAATGGGACGCTACACAGACAGGCAGCAACTAACCCGGTTCGCACTAGAAGCACTCCGCAACCCTGGCCAGACGTTGCCAGCTATGCCAGACGGGTTCAAGGTCAGACAGCCAAACGGCAAGGTCTCAACATGGGAACGTGAGTACCGCAAGTTTGAACGTTTCATCGAGACTGGCCAGCCACAATGGAAAGTGTACGCCAAGGGTAATGGAAAGCTGCCGTTCTATGCATGGTCAGTACTGCCAGGCTTTACATGTCCCGGCGCTGGAGAATGTCTGGTACTTGCTAGGGTCTCGGATGATAAAGCCGGTCCTAAGCTAGTCAACGGGTGGTGCTACTCATTCAAGGCATGGCGCTATGCTGCCCCATACTTTCGCCAGCTACAAAATACCATCTTGCTACGCTCACAGGCTGGCCGGGTGCATATGGTCCAAGCCTGGCAGGCGCTGCCAGCTAACGTAGACTTCAGACTGCTAGTTGACGGTGATATCACGGACCTTGAAGAGATGCGTTTCTACTGGCAGCTACTCGAAATGCGGCCAGACATCCGGGTTTATGGCTACTCCAAGTCTTGGCCAGTATTCCTAGCATGGGACAAGCTCGGACGCTCATTCCCTGCTAACTACCTGTTGAACCTGTCAAGCGGCAGCAAATACGGTCCCAACATGGAAGCTAAGATGAAAGCGCTTGTGAATGTCGACGGTCTCCCGATTGTACGTGAACGGTTCCTAGCGCTGCCAGTCTCGCACAAGATGCCGAGCCACAAGCTACCAGAGTTCCAAGTATGGGCAGCAGAGTTACGAGCCACAGCCAAGGCACAGGGACTTGGCCGGGTGTGGGTATGTCCTGGCAAGTGTGGTGAATGCACACCTAAGGGACATGCCTGCGGATCACGAGCATTCGAGGGTATCCCCGTAGTGATAGGCATACATGCACCCGGATGGTAAGCCACAGCTAAAACATGAAAGTCTGCCAGGCTGGCAGGCTACGGTGTGGATTAGGCACCACCCGCCGATGATTGAGCCTGAAGGATTGAGACCATGGCCATAAGCAACAGCAAGCAAGATTGGACTCCCGGCCAGGTGGTACGGGTAGGCTTTCTGAGCCTCAAGGTCGTAAGCTGTCGGGCCGAGTATGACGGGCTACCGGACATCTACACCCTGGAGAGCCTCAACGGCCAGCGGACCTACGAGTTTATCCCCCACAACGGCTTGACCCGGATCAGCTAGGCCACAGCTACAAATTAAGCGGGAGAGTAAAGCATGATAGTTGAAGTTTACCGGAACCTGCACACAGGCTCATGGTCGATACGGGACAGCAAGACCGGGCTAGTCGTGGACCACGCCGAGCAGGTGTGCCTAGCTGGCGCTAAGCTGGTGGTCCAGCCTGCTGGCCGAGCAAAGGTATTGAGGGAGCAGAGGAAAAACGTCCACGCATTCATCAAGGGTGAACGGGTGCCCGTGGTAGCTGGACCACATCACCCGGATCGGCAGGTATCGTACAACCCGTACAAGTGCGGCTCGTTTGTCCTCAAGGCCACAGGGGAGCCAATCACAGAGGCTGACAGCGTGACGTTGACCGCTGGTGGCCACGCCTACATCAGCTAGACTCAAATTTAAGCTTAGGAGAATAGACCATGTTTGCAATCATCGAGAACATCAGAGACCCCAAGGAGCGGAAGATCGTGGAGTTCGTCAAGGTGATCACCATCAAGCCAGCCTACTCCCAGCGTGAGGACTGCTGGGCGATATACGAGGACGGGAGCCGCTTTGGCTTGGGCTACTACACCCCCACCTTTGACACCCTGGAAGACACCCAGCAATGGCTGGACCTGGACAACAAGCGCCGGATGCTAGAAGAGATGGTCAGGGAGATGAAGACCCGCCAGGAGCCGCTGAGGCTGTCTCCCAAGCAGTTGGTAAAGGACAGCAGCCTGTACCGCTCAGGCAAGCCAGAGGGCAACAACTACCGGAAGATGGACGCCTGGAAGAAGACCGAGGACGGTGTAGCTGGCCGAGAGGTCTTGACCCAGGTGGACAGGGAGACCGGGAAGCCAGGCAAGGTTGGGGTGACCATACCCACCAGGGATGTTCGCATATTCAGCTAGACTTGACCGCTTCCCTGGCCATCACTCCGGTGATGGCCAGCCATGGCCGGTCAAGGCCTGAAATTTACACCAGGAGAGATACCATGGCAGAGTTCAGCAAGGGCTACCAGGAGATGCAGGCCAGGCTCTCGGAGAGGCGGGTAAAGTTCGCCCAGGTCAACGCCGAGAGGGTGCAGGCAGGGCACGAGCGGATGTCCTGGCGGGAGTTCGTACAGCAGGAAGACTACTTTGCCAGGATGGCCAGAATCAGCCAGGGATACAGGAGCTAACCATGCAGTGCATCCACTACACAGCCACACCATGGCAACTGGCACCCACGGTGGCCAATAGCCAGCACAGCAAGCCCATGGGCGGCCTGTGGGCCTCTCCGGTGGACAGCGCCTGGGGATGGGCCGATTGGTGCCGGGAGCAGGATTTTAGGCTGGAGCGCCTGGCTGTGGGCATCCAGCTAGAGATCAGCCTGGACCGGGCCATCGTGATCAACTCCAGCGCAGACCTCGGCCAGCTAGATTGGGCTGGGGATTACCCGGACTGGGAGAGCATGGCCGAGCGGGGCGTGGATGTGGTGTACCTGACACTGGACGGTCTCAGGAGTACGGCGTCACCCATGCTGGGGATCAGAGAGCAGCTATATGGCTGGGACTGCGAGAGCCTGGTGGTATTGAATCTGAGAGCTATAGGAGAGACACCATGACAACCATGACAGTCAAGGAACTGGAACTAAGGGCCAAGCACAAGATCACAGCCAAGACGGCCAGGGGAGCCGCCGCCCAGGTGCTGAGGGCCATCAAGCAGATGCCAGGGGGAGAGGGTGCATTCATCAGGGAGTCTGCCTACTGCGACAGCCCTACGGTGTACTGGGAAGCTGGGCCGTATGAGTGGGCAGTGATAGCCACAGGGCCGGGGAACATCTGGACCGAGGAGCTAGGCGGTAGCCTGACCGACGCCTACCAGCGCAGCAGCCCCACATTCGCCCTGCATGGCCAGCCCAGGTGGTATGCGGAGCCTATGACCGGCTCTGCCCTGTCCTTCCACCGGGATTCCAAGTAGCTGAAACCAAATAACAGGAGATGGTGACATGAACATCCAAGAACAGGAAGAGATGGACTTCAACCGCATGAGTCCCTTTGAATTTGAAGAGGCCGCAGTCAAACAAGAGGGCCACCTTCGCCCAGCAGCGCAGTACCTGCTCACCGATTATGACACCTGGGTGCCCAACCCATTCTGGGACGGCGTGACGGTGCAGGACTTCAGTGAAGCTGCTGGTGAGGGCCAGTATGAGGACGATGAAGTAGCGGGTGAATCGGCAGCAGCCCGCCCAGTCGAACCAACCCTGCCAGACGATGGGCTACCATTCTAGGTTGACCCTTGCCATAGGTGGCTGGAGCTACGGTTCCAGCTACCCTGGCAGACGGCTAACCAGCCAGATTAACTGCAAGAGGGACATCATGGAACCACAGTACAGCCTGGAGTCGATCATGGACGAGGTGAGCCAGCCATCCGCAGAGCAGGACAGCCGGGAGTACCGGCCAGATGGCATGGGCCAGGTGCTGGCTGGCATGGTGCCGGTCATGGAGAGCAACACAGGGCGGGTGGCAATCAAACACCAGGGGGCAGAATAATGTCAGACCTACAGATCAACTACAAGCCCGAGCAGATCAGCAACTTCACCTGCACCATCGAGATCAGCATCCCGGTGGATGAGGTGATCGAGATAGTCAGGAGCCATGAGGTGCCGGGTGTCGAGGTGGCTGGCTACAACAAGGTCGATGCCATCAAAGAGGTGAGGGCCAAGTTCGGCACCTGCTTGAGGGACAGCAAGGCCATCGTAGAGGCGGTCATGATCCAGTTGGGCTACCCCGTCCACCTGGGCTAGGTTGCGGGTTGACCAGGGCTGGGGGACTCCGGTCCCCTGGCCCGGTCAGCGCACAACTATACAAGTGTGCTGGATAGGAGAGGGATATCATCAAAGCTAGAAAGACCACCAAGTCCAAACCCAGGAGCAGGGTAGGCCTGCTGCCAGGTCAGTACCGGAAGCGGTCTACCGTCTACAATGCCAGGATTCGCAGGGCTGATGAGGAAGCCCGATACACAGACGATGACCTGATGACCACAGACGTCTACATAGTGCAGACAAATTGCCTGGACAGCGAATTCAGTTACACGGTGGAGCTGAGAGGCGAAATGATGCGCCTACCAGGGAAGGTCATTGACAAGATAATCTCCCACCGGGAAGCCATCATCAAAGAGGCCCGGTCAGACCGGGGTAGGCAAGCCGCTGAGAAGCGCCGCAGCCGGGTGGAGACCGAGGTCGAGGACGTGATGGCTGAATCGGAGCGAGAGCAGGACCTGCAAGGCCTGTAACCAGCGCCGCCTGGGGGCTGAGAGGCTCCCAGGTGGTACACAATTACCCAAAGGAGAAGTGTAATGAGACCTGATTGTAAACAATGTAACAAGCAGCTTGCCAAGTACACCACGATGTTCAACCAGTGGGAAGAACTGACCGATGATCAGATCGAGGAGAAGGCCAGGGAGAGGTACGGGGCTGACTACCAGGGGATCACCCACATACGCCGGTGGGCCTGGGGAGCGAGGCCTTATGTCTCGGTCAACGTCTGGCTGGGGGAGTATGGCTTTGCTGGCAACGGCTACTTCTGCTCCAAAGAGTGTGGGTTCCGCTGGGCAGTGAGCAAGGCCAGGAGAGAGGCTGTGGCCCAAGCCCTGGACAGCAGCCTAGGTACTGTTGTGGCTTCTGCTAGGCAAGTGCGTGAAGGAGAAGTGTAATGGGAACAGGACTCAAAGCAATCAGTGACTACATGATACGTTGTCGGGCCATTAATAAATCATACCCAAAAAGACAATGTAAAAGGGAAGGTAAACACCTAAGGGATAATGATTGGTACTGTGAACAGCACATCCCAGGACGCATAAAGAAGTGGACCAGGTTGTCTTAACCAGGTTGTCAGCTAGGATGATAATCTGCTACAATAAAGATGGAGACCCAAATTTTAGGCACTAGGAGATGGACCATGAGTAACAACTACGGGATCGACAGCATGATGTACACGGCACAAGCTCCCTGGCAGGGGATCGGCCACAGCCTGGAGGGGGCTGTGACCTGGGAAGAGGCCATCGAGAAGGCTGGGTTGAACTGGCAGGTGAAGATGAAGCCCATCTTCATCGAGCGCAACATCAAAACAGGCGATGACAAGCCTGGGGTGTCCTACCACAAGGTGCCAAACCGATTCGCCTGCACCCGCCGGGACACCGGGGATGTGTTCGGCGTGTTCGGGAAGGGGTACCAGCCCCTATCGGCTGAACAGTTCGGCCAGTTCCCCGCCGCCCTGGTGGCCGCTGATGAGGCGGTATTCCACAGCGGTGGCAGCTTGAACGGCGGGGCCAGGCGCTGGCTCTACCTCCAGCTTCCCAGCACCCTCCAGGTGAGCAACACCGATGTGCTGGACCGGGGCATCCTGGTGACCGATAGCTTTGATGGCTCTGCCTCGCTGGGTGTGCGGTTCATGACGGTGCGGAAGCGCTGCTGCAACACCATCCAGGGCATCGTGGGTGGACGCCAGGGCTTCCAATTCAAGGGGAGACACACCGTCAACCTGATGGGCAGGGTCAACGAGGCTCGGGAGATTCTGGGCCTGGAAGAGGCCTACTCCCAGATGCTCCAGTTGGGGATCGACAGGTTGGCCCAGGAAGCCATGACCAAGCCCCAGTTGGATGAGTTCCTCGTCCAACTGTTCGGCCAGGAAGAAGACCCCGAGGCCATCGGTGCCAGGATACAGAACCAGATGGACCGGGTGGGAGACCTGTTCTACCACGGCATGGGCAACAACGGGGAGACCCGCTGGGACGCCCTCAACGCCGTGACCGAGTTCGTTGACCACCACCGTGGCTCTGACCAGTCCAAGCGCTTGAACGCCGCCTGGTTCGGCAGTGGCGCTGACATGAAGGCCAAGGCCTGGGAGCTGCTAGTCCCCGCTGGTGCGGTCAGTTAACACCTAGACCTGGTAACCTTTGGAAGCCCCGCAATCTGCCTCTGGTGGCGATTGCGGGGCATTCCTGTGAGGAGGAGTGATGCTTAGACCCGGCTACCACATCGACAACCACAAGAGACTGGTGGAGAGACTCCACATCATACTGGACGAGGCGGTCAAGGAGTACGACCATGACGAGGATGTGGTCGATGACTTCACCCAGTACGTCAAGGACTGGGCCACCCGCCGTGAGGAGGCAACATGGCAAAGATGATCTCGGTCTTGTGCAAGGTCAAGGATTTACAGGCGGTGATCTCAGCCGCCTGGAAGGAGGCCAGATGGCAATAGCTACCATACGGTGCCCACGGTGTAAGTGGGAGTGGATACCCAGGGTGGCGTCACCCAAGGAATGCCCATCCTGTAAATACCGTCCCACCGGCAAAGGCGTGAGAGAGGCCGGGTGGGACTGGAGGAATGATGATAAATAGCGAGTTCAGAACCACCAGGTCAGACAAGGGAAGGACAAAGACGGCGAACTGTGACCGATGTGAGGAGACCCTGGGCAAGGCCCGGATAGTGGTGACCACCACAGGATTCAATGGCAAGCTGGCCAAGGAGCGGCAGAGGTACTGCTCCCAGCGGTGCTTCAACAAGGCCTACAGGAAAGGCCTATCAAGGCTACTGCCCTAACTATAGTCTTGTATATATAGAATACCGGTTTTGGGCAGTAATCGGTATTCATGTTATAGTATTCAATCCTACAGTATTACAGAGATACAGAACTACTCAGTCCGATAGGACGGTAGTCTATAGAAGGGAGAGGGACATGGACTTTGTTATCCCCCCGGCGGCAACCAAGTATGGGCATAGCGCATCGATGTCCATGAAGTTGACGCCAGAGATGTTTCGGGAGATTCAAGCATTTGTGCAAAGTGGCCGGTTCGTTTACCGGACCAACTCGGACCTGACCCGCCATGCGCTCTACCTCCACCTCCGGGCGCTGGCTGACATGGAACCTGGGGTGGCGCAGACCGATGTGACCGATGTCCTGA